CCATCAATCAAAGCGTATCTGTCTGTGACAGCAAAAGCATCATTGCTCAAAGTATAAAAAACAGGATCCTCTCGATAAACATCCAAATAAATGCCAGCTGGATCGTCCACGCTGTTGTGAGATATGGTGTATTCTGCCGTCAGTTGACCATAAAGTGACCAAGTGTATAATGTCTTGTAAAGATTGTATCCCACTCCACCATCGTACGAGATATAAGCTCCAAAAGAATCTTCCTGTCCTTCTCTGGCACCAAGAGCTAAGAAGTTTGGGTAGCCAGAAGGAGTTGTAACTTCTTCTGGCAAAAGGCTGATAGCCTGGTGAAGCATTGGAACTGGTGTATAGACAGGCGTTTCACCAATAGGATCTCCTCCTATCTGGAAGGAGTTGTCAAACAATGCAGATAAAAGCTGCTCTGCTTCAAACCCGACAGAGTTCTTTTCTATCTCTTCATTGCTCTTAGCTGTAATTCTAAATTTCGCTCTTGATATGGAGTACTCGCTGTTAGTTATATAAATAGGATCGCCAACATTTTTTGCAGACCACTTTAGATTTGTCTTAAAAGAAATACGCATAGTAGGAAAGCTGAGCTGCTTTCCTATTTCCCAAAGACGTTTACTGGCGGTAGTTAAGTCATTGAAGGCTGTCAAATCAATTGTCTTGGTTCTGCGATAGCCAAGCATTTCTATTCCAGCGCTGTTTGGCAGTCGCACAGTGCGTCTGGTGAAGTCTGAAGAAGCATCAGTGTAGTTGGCTATGAAGTAGTTGTATGTGTCGTCCCAGCTGGGTCTTGCTATGCTAAACTCCACAAATTCTTCTGTGGTTATTTCATCTTCGTCAGAAGGTGTGTCATTCGGTGTATACGCTATCAGTTCCCAATCTCCTGATGCGTTTTTGCGCAACACCCCATCTACATAGTTAAAAACTCTCTGCACAAGAGACTTGGCTTGTTCTTGCTCTGAGTAGCTTATGTTGATCCCATATCCTTGAGAATACCAATAATCAGCAGATGCATTAAAGGTAGACATGGAGAAATTGGTGATGCCTGCTTTGCTCAATATGTCAAATATAACTGCAGCAGGATTTGTGCCATTTGACAATTCTGGATTATTAATAGGGAAATTGCTAGGAAATCTGCGTTTGACCACCCAATGAATAGTTGGTATGTAAGTTACATTAGACCCCAAGAACCACTGAGGCATAAAGACGTGGCACACAGGATTCATGGCAGAAGCATCTGCGCCAGGAGCAGTAGGCTTGTATGGCCCTTCTCCAGGATTATAAGTAAAAGTACGAGCAGCATTGTCATATACAACGGACCTGATGATTCCGCCTTCCGGAGCTATGCCTGGTGTGTAATCATAAGAGTCTTGCAATGTAGCTGTCTTGTCGTTAGCGTACACTCCTATAATTTCAAGCAATCCAGTTCCTATCGATTGCCAAATGTCCATATAATACTGATATCCAGCAATTGGCTGGCCAGGCCCATTTGCGTGTTCAACTATAGTCAAAAGATTGCCATACCAAAGCAAATTTCCTGGAAGTCTTACTGTCCCATACACCAGCGGAACGACTGTTCCCTCTTCGCAATAAGTTATGTTGAATGAGTCAAGGGTGGCAGGCTTCATGTCCTGCCCCTTTATGTTAGGCTTGACGCTGTAGGCATAATAAGCTGACACTGCCGCGACAGCCAGCATGACACCTACATATATTATAGTTTCATATCCCATATCAACATACCACTCGGTATGCTACAGTCATGTGCTTTTGCCAATAGCTTCCAAACTGCATTGTGGACACCCCACGAGACTTAGTTGAGTGAACAAAAACCTTGTCCCCTACCATAATGCCAGAATGGTTTGTGATGTTTATAGAAGGCACAGTAGCAAAAGTAGGCATGTCGCCGCGCATAAGTGGAGCACTGGTTTCAACCAATTTGAACTCACGATTCATAGTGGCCCTAACATAGTTGGCAAATCCGTCCCTAATCAATTCAAGGTTTGAGTGCAAGTACCAATCCGGCGGATAGAAATCGTGCTTTACTTCGGATACTATGCCAAGCTCCTGCAGTATAGCCCCTATAAACAGAGAGCAATCAGCTCCTCTGCCTTTTGTCATCCACAAATGACGACAAGGAGTTCCTATCCAACTCAACACAACTCTCTCAGCTGCTTTCCAATTGCTGTCATCTGAAAAGTAAGGTGTCATTTGAATCCCCACACAACTGGATTGTGACTAGGTATATAAGGCATAGAAACATGTCTGGTGTCGAAGTTGTTAAACTTGGTTCTGCAAGTGGCAGGTGCCCCATCACAGCCTGGCACAGCATAAACAGTCAAACCAGTTGTAAGTTCTGATCCGAATGGTATCTGCAAGTCTACTTGCGCTCCGTCGTGTCCAGTTATAAATCTAAAGTCTCCACCAAACCTGATGCGTCCCTGAGTGAAGTAGTCTTTTGCAAAGGTTGAGAATGTGGGGCTTGTCAGAGAACTGCCACCAACAGTCACCACTGCCGCCACCTCGTAGTCCGACACAGACAGTCCACAGCCACAGTCAAAAAGAGCCCAATTGCAATAAGATTGATAAACGATATTTGGCAGCATAGCTGACAATTCATCATCAACAAAACAATCAGCACTAATAACTCTGCCCACCGCAGAGACGCGCTTAATTTTGCCGTCGAACAGAAGAACATAGTTTGACAATGTCGATCTGGTGGCTCTGTAAATCTGAACAGCAGTACTTGGCATCGGATAAGAAGACAAGTATGTTATTATTGGATCTATAACTGGGAATGTCAGCGTTACCTTTGATTCTCCTGGTTGAGAAGAGCCAGTAAAACTGGATCGCTTGATCGAAGCTGCCTTATAGATCTCTCCAAGGAAAGTCAAATCTGTTTCATTGGAAGTGTAGTGCCATTGATATCCTCCGCCTGTTATTACATACAACTCCGGTATGGCGTCTTGTTCTACTTCTGCTGCATTTGACTCATAAGTCATATCATCAATCCGCAAACTGATATTCTTTGACAAGCTCAACAAATGACAGCTCTGTCGTTTTCACATCCACAGAGCCATACGAAAATTTTAGTTTGTCTGAATTAAACCGCCCCAGCAAAAACCTGCTTATCATAGAACAGTTGTCTTCTGTGATATCTCTGTCAATCACTGTGTCAAATCCCAAGTAGGTATAATCACTGCCAGCCAAACAAGAAGTGACTTTCCTGACCACAATGTCCCCATCAGCCATAGAAATGCAAATACGCTCATATCCTCGATAAATCAGATCAAAAGAATTTCTGTTACAGTATATACCTGCCGCACCAGCTGCAGCAGTTGTCTTGAGACTAAAACTGGCGATAGGGGACTTTAACCAAAATCTCTTCAGCCTTCCCAATTTGGACAGGAAAAAAGTCAACAGCTCATATTCTTCTTGCCTGCCACCACACTGGAAAGACAAGCTCAACGCAATAGGAACCTCTTGCGCGATGCTCTCCAGCAGCGCAACAGTTCCAGGATAGCTTATAAGTCTTCTTGACATTGTGTATTCTGTGGAAATATCATTGGCCCAATTTGGCTCAATGGTAAATATTTCAAAGCTGCCAACCTTTGTAAGATTGTCTGCCACAGAACACCACCATTCAGATATTCAATAAGGAGTCCATGCTATGTCAAGTTTAGGTTTTGCATATCCTGTTAGATTCTCGAATCCCACAAAATTCCAGAATCCATTTCCTTCTGATCCGTTTGTGTTTACAATGCCTATCATGATAGAGTTTCCTATCACCCAACCAGGCCTATTTATTATCTCTTGAATTATTGTTTTGATGTCAGGAAAAGAATACACCTGTCCTGTCTCTATGCTCTCGGACACACCAGAAAAGTTGACAGCTGCAGATGTGTAAACCAATGCGCTGACTTCTCCTACAGTTGATATGCGAGGAGCATTGTCTGATGCCACACCTTTTAAGGTTCCGCTAACGGTTCTTCCTGATGTGCCTACGCTGAAACACTGCAAAGACAGCACTGCAGTGGAAATCGTTATACCTTGGTTTAACATTATGGAGTTGAACCTAAGAAATGTATACCAGTAGCTGGTACTGCACCCAACACACAGCAAAGGAGAATAAGTGGCAATAGAGTAGTTGGTGTCATTATAAACAACATCATCAAGACCTGAATTTATTGGAACCACAACTGTATTTACAGAAGGACAAACTCTTGATTCCAATCCTGCCCATTCTGATTCAGATTCAGAACCAAGTTTTGTTTCCTCAAGCTCCACTTGAATTGATGCAGCTGTGTCTGTAGAGTTTGACTCCTTTATAGATTTCAAAAATGCCGCCACAGCAGGATAGATAACAGCCCTGGCAGCCACCCATGGTTTTACTATGTTGGTTGCAAAGCGAATTAGCTGGCCAGTCACACTTGTGACTGCAAGCATTTCAGATTGTCCACTCAAAAGGTCTATCAAAACAACATAAGCGCAGTTTTTGATATTCCACAAGTAAGTCAAGTCGGTGGATGCGGTGATTGAAGATCCGCCTGTCACTATGCTAGAAGAAAAGATCGGCTCTGTAAAAATCGGAGCACACATCAATTCAGAATTCGCTGCCAGAAGAACATTCCTTAAGCGCTGCTGATCTGATCCGTTACCGGCGAACTGGTATTCCATGCTCCTTGTGACAGACAAGAACAAAGGTCTACGCTGCTCGACAAAATACGGAGTGTCCTGCACAACAGTCGAGAATGCATAAGAGACAGATGGCTCATCCTCCCAATCTGGCTCTGTGTCCAATATGATGCTGGGGTCTGCCATTTGTGTCTATCTCAAAATCATCGCTCGCACTTGGTAAGAGTTATTGTTGATAAAGTTTAGAAGCTGCTTTTCACCTGGAGAGCTGGCTATGTATTGAGCGAAAAGCGCAGGATCCAACAAATTGTTGATTGTGATTCTGTCTTCTATTTTGTTTTGATCTCTTTTCCTTGATAGCTTAGGGATAGAAGGGCTTTCTGCTACTTGTCCGCCCGCTGCGAATGCCGTTTTGTATTTCGCTTCAGAAATAGAAGGGGCTCTGAATCCATCAAGAATGCCCTTTGGTATCAGCCTCTGTCTCAGTCCTTCCATTATGTCCAAACCGTAATGCTTTACAGATTCAACTGGCTGAACAAACTCCCCTGCAGTGGCTCTGATGATTATGTTGTCGGACTTGGTTGTAGGAGAATAACCCTTTATCTTTCCACCTTCTGCTGCGCTTTGTACAGACTTTATGACATTGCTTTGTACAGACTTTATGACATTATCAGTGGTGAGTCTGTTTCTTATTGTGCCAAATACATCAAACACGAAAGATTGCGCCAATCTGGCTGGAACTGCAATGTACGACTCTGCAATTTTGGACAGAAGGCTTTGGTGCTCTTCTGAATAATGCTCCGAGCTTCTCATCTCGCTTTTCGATATTTCTTCTTCCACCCTTTTGATCAACGAGCTCTTTTTATCAACAGAAGCAGAATCAAGACCAACAGAAGCAGCTATAATCTTTTTCACATAGCTCTCTGTGTAGTCTTCCTT